ATTGTTTAGATAATGCGGTAGCTGAAAACTTTTTTGGTCTATTAAAATCAGAAATGTATCATGGACAATGCTTTCAAGATGCAGATGAATTGATTGAAAAAATAGAAGAATATATAGAATACTACAATACCAAACGGATTAAAGCCAAATTAAAAGGCCTGACTCCGGTTGAATATCGAAATCAGGCCTTACAAGCCGCTTAATAAAAGTGTCCAACTTTATGGGGTCACTTCAAAATTACTAAGGTTTTTGCTTTTTAGTTACTTTATTTTGGCTGGTTTGGCCATTCAATATTTGGCGCTAGTTCGATATCAATGCGATTTATTAGCACTCGATATTTTTTCCATTCAATGAGTAATTGTGCTTCTTGCTCACTAGCAATTTGTGAATCAACAGCATCTTGTAGATAACTGAGTTGTGAAGTTGCTTCAGCAAGAAATTGATTTTTCTTAGTTAAAGCTTGATTGACTTCATATTGATGTTGTTTATTTTTATCAAATTGCCATTTTTTCCCATCCCAGCTATCAAATTCACTGGCTGGTTTTAATTCAGTAAAACCATCAGGAATTTCACCCACCTCTTGAAGGATAGTTTCTCCACCCGTTTCAATTGAGTAAATCTTAGTGCCACGTAAATCTTTAGGATAAGTCCATTGTTGACCATTATGAATGATTGCCTGATTATCTTTAACGCTTTGTGGTGCTTCTAAATAAGCATTAGCCGGTAAGCCAACACCAATTGGTAAATATTGATAGGTTGCTTGTAAAAATTCACCTTTAGCGTCAACGCTATAAATAACGGTCCAACCAGCTGAAATTGTTAAACCGCTATTATCTAATACAGCTGATTCAGGTTGTAATTGGTATTTCATCAATATCCTCCTGATTATTCAGCTTTAACTATATACATAAATGTAACATCTTTACCATCAGGGCGATCTTTATTTCTAGAATTATCCCAATTTCGTAAATCTGGTAATTTGTTATCCCAATATGCATAAGCTAGTTTCGGGTATTTTTCCGTATCAATGTTAGCTCCATTACACTCCAAATATCCTACAGGTGGTTTAGATTTAGGCCACGGTAGTGGGACGCCGACTGGCGTTATAAAACGATCTATATTTGCTTCTGTGACGGTCTCAACCCAAGCCTTTTTTTCAGTGTAAAATCCACAACGGCTAAAAAGTTTTGGTGAATCATAGTCAGGAACGTATAATTGCTCAATGTGAGGACCGTAATCGCTCTCCGCAGCATAAACTGCCAACGCTGCACTACAATTATTATATATGAACTTTGGGAGATTTGAGGAAAATTTATCGATACTTGTGCCATAGAAACCGGTTAACAATCGTTTTTCTGGATTACTCAATGGAGCACCGGCTTTTGCACCAATTCCATAATCACCTGCTTTTAGAACTGACTTATCGTTAATAGTTACATCTTTTACATTTTGAAAACGCCAAATGTTTTCGGTTGAATCGTAGTCTAATTTGCTTTCCGATCTTTTAGTTTTAGCATTATAAAACGCATGTGAATAACTATCGCCAGAAGTCATCAATGTCATTGAATCATTGTTAGAATTTTTTATTTTCAATCCGTTACTTGATAATGTCAATTGACCTGTCATTGTGTCACCAGCACGTTTTACTGCTCCGTTTGCCACATCATACACTTTTTTGACCGCTAATGGCGTTGCGGCTTGAGTTTCGAGATTAGAATTAATTGCTGAATTCAGTTGCACAAAACCTTTGGCTCTAGTTGTGGCATTTGGGTGATTGGTTGATTTTTCATGAGCAGTGATTTTTGCTGTAATTGTATCATTAACATATTTTTGAGTTGCAGTCGTTTGAGTAGCGTCGGCTCTTGGTTCAATGTATTTCCGCGCAGCAAACACTTCGATTGTTTCGTTTTTCAGCTCAATAGCTTCTGTGTTATCGACAATGAACTCCATTCTAATCACTTGTGTTCGACTACTGTCTTCAAGACAATTGGGCTTATAAGTTGCAGGGTAGTTACCTACGGCGATCAGATTATTTTCATCATCAAATAAGCCAATTTCTTGAATAAACCAGCCACCATCCGTTTCAGGTATAACTTGTTCTGCAATAATTTGACAAGGGTTTTCATTGTCGACGAATAATTTGTCGATAGCTGCACGTCTAACTTCATTAACTAATTCGGTTTGGGTTGCATCAGGTGTAGTAATATTACCGTTGCCATCACCCACAGCCATTTGAGTTATTTTAAGTTGAAAGCCCTGTGACGTAGCACTATCTAACAATGCTGCTCCTTTTTGAGTTAAAATTGTATAGTATGTTTGATTCATAGTTTTATCCTCATAATATCGATTAATGAATAGTTGTGCCAAAATGGCGTTTAGATTGTGTTGTTACTTTTTCAGCAATACCAGGATAGATAAGTAAAGTATTGCTTTTATTGCTACTGGTTCCAATGGTTAATGCTCCTGTAGTTATATGCTCACTACATTTAACCAATGGGGTATCTAGTTGAATTTTGTTACCTGTTTTAGCGGTAACTTGTTCTCTAACTTCAATCACTTTGTTTTTGTTACTCTTGAATGTCGACTAAGTCGGCGAGATAATAATTTTTCATAATGACTATGATGAAATTTTATGAGATAGAAATAAAGCAAGCTTGGTTGTAGAGATTTGTTTTACAAATTTTCAATCAGTCAAGTTGGATTTAGGTTTATTTAGCATAATTTAATCATTAACTTTCTATCCAACCATTTTTTAACTTAAAATCACTTGGTTAATTGAATATTAAAAATATGCTTTAAAAAGAAAACTACGTTTTGCCTTTTGTTAACAGTGTTTATAGTAAATATTTTTTATATTCACTGCCTTATAGATAGTTTAGAAATATAACAATAATTTGTTTAGCTTTTACTTTACTTGAATTGAAAAGATCGATTATACTTTCCACAAGTTAATAGCGAGAGCTATAAATATGGACATTTAAAAAAGGGAAAAATATGGCTAATCATAGTGTGATTAACTCGGCAATTCTTGCTGCGTTGTTTGCTTTTTCTAGTCAAGCTGATGAAATTTCAAACTCTTTTGAAAGCCCTTTTATTGTAAGTAAAAAAAACGATAATAGTGCAGACGAAATAAATACCAATGAAAGTATCAATGCTTTATTAGAGCAAGCTGCCAAAAAAGCGATAAACTCTTCTCTTAATTTATGTGAAATAATTGACAAGCGTTATATTGAATTAATCAATTCACCAGAAAAACTCTCTGAAAAAATGTATATTGAGCTTAACAAAATAAACGATATGTTTCTGTTATTAGATACTCTTTTTAAAACAGCTATGGCAAAACAAAGCAAGATTAGCTCAGTAAAAGAAGATCATCAGTTCAATGAAGTTTATAAAAATTACAAAATAGCTTATGGGAAATTTAACAAGTTAGTATTATTAGCTAAACAAATTAAAGTAGTACCAACATACTTTGAAAGTGATGTAGATTTCAATGGATTGAAAGAGTTAACTGAATATTCAACAAATAGAATTTTGGCATCTTAACTGAATACAAATTAACTGAATACAAAGGATGCTAAATGGACTTTTCAGTATCTATTAACGACCAAACAAGAGAGCGATTTTTCAAACCTATCTTTGATAAATACCCTAATTTAGAGAAGCAAATTATTCGTGATTTTAAAAAATATAAAGAAAGCAATGGTGATTTGGTTCCTAATTATTTTGGCAGAGATGTTGCTTATGTTGAACCATATTTAGCAAATAAGATTGGTTTAATGCACATTCATATGTGCTTCCCACCAAATAAATTTAATGATTCAGACACACAATATTATAGGGTTTGCAAAAAAGGACAGACTGACGCTTGTTTAGTTTATATCAGTGGATCATTAAGTATCAATCACTTCTCTCTATTAGCAATCTTTTCTCCTGATGCTCACAAAAAATCCAGAGATAAATCAATAATGGATTATATTTGTAGAGTAGCAGAAGATTTCTATATTAATAATTAAACAATTTCCTTGAGCGTTCTCTTTATACACGAAAATTAACTGCTTATATGATGAATTAAATACGCCTACATTGTGTTTTTTATTACTACGAATTATAGCTATTTTAGTGTGCAAATTTTAGGGCTAGTTTACGATTAATAAATTTTTTAGCTAAATTTAGTCTATTCCATTTAAAATTAGATAATAATTAATGCTTCAATATTCATATTCGACCTGTTAATAATTTGTTTTTTTATTGTTTGCAACAACACAGTTAATCTGAAACTTGTCCTAGTTGATTAATCACGCAGCAATTTATAACAATTGGCATAATCTTTAATCATTGACTGAACGTTTATTGACGTATGAATTTTAGTTAAAATTTTTAGAAGAGCACTTTTTAATATCAAAAAAGTTGAGAAAAGAGGCTTTAAGTTTCTAAAATCATTTACTAGATTACAAATTAAAATACCAATGCTAATTGTAAGTATTTTATTGGACAAGCAAATCAAAAGCTATTAGTAACTCTAATTCTCTAATGTATCTTGCAATATTATTCAACCTGTTAAAGAATTAAATTCAGCTTTTTCGTGCTTTTATATCGGTTTTATGCGTTCAAATAATGTTAATTCATTTGTTAAATCACACTGATTATAAGAGATATTTGCATCATTAAACTTAATCCTTGTCGGCGTGATTTTGGGCTAATCATGGCATCTGGCTGATTGGCTATGTTAGTGATTAAATCTTCAAAAGGTCAGCGATAACCTGTTAAATTTATCGATAATTTGAAATTGTATTGAAATCTTGAACTATTCACAGAGAAAGGTTCAACAAAACCATCTTTGATAATGAATTGATATTTAGTTGCTGAGTTATTGTCTAGCAGATTTTTTTATAGAAATTCTTTTAAATGATTGATTTTTTTCATACTGGTTCTTCTAATATTTATGAATAATTTTGGTTACTTTAAAACCGTAATCCTCAATCGTGTCATAGGTCCAAATATTCAATACCACTGTTCATTTGCTTAAAACAGTTATTTTTTAATTTATTGCAATCATTTCATTGCATTATTGCGAATTGGTGTTGTTAGCCGATTTTTCTGAACGGCAAAGTGTGCTTATATTGCCTTTACTTTTTAATAAACAGATCAACAATGATGTATTCATCAATACTTGAGCTAAATTAGCTCGATGAGGTAGATTAAAAAATGAAAATAAGCTAACAGCAGCACTTGATACTATCATTAACCAAGCTAACCAACTGTATTTAACTTTGTGGCGGCAATTATTGCGATCGAAAGTAAATAATCGCACTGCAATCATTAAACAAAAAATAGCATTGAGTATCGTTATCATTATTTTTTACCCCTAAAGTTATTGAAAAGGTCAGTTGGATCATCGAATTTTTTGATTAGCCATAGTAATAATTTAACGCTAATAGCTGATGCAACTAATGCACCTAATCCTGGTGGTATCTTAGTTTGAATATTGGCCGGAAAAATTGGGATGAGTAAATACTGTGTCATTTCAGCTAAGAGCAAACCTATAGCAAATGAGATAAAAAATAGGACGATGCGACGAAAAGGAGAAATATATTGCTCACTAATCACTAATAAAATCGAACCACAAAGAGCGCCTAAAATAACACCATTTTCAGTGTTAGGATAAATCATAGATAATGAAAAAGCTCTGATAATTGAGGTAAAAGTTAGACTAGTGGGCTCTGTCATTAGGTTAGTCCCATAAATTAATAAAATTAAAATTTTTTTCATATACCGATTCCAGTAAATTTACTTCTTTACCTATAGGTAATATCACTGGCAATTTGGATAGATCTTGGCTGTTTTGATAAACTATTTCTACAATACCCACTGTTTTACCCAAAACTTGATAGACTAATGCATCAATAGTTTCATTTGGTATGGTATAGACAATCATTCTTCAATTACTCCATAGCTAATTTAGACTTATTTTTTAACCGCGACATTGCTGGTGTTACAACAAATAAAGCTTGGCGGAAAACAAAGGTGTCGATCTATTAAAACCATTACGTCGCCGAGGTGCGAGGGTTAATTGTTATAAATAGTTATTTAATATTATGGTCGTTGTTAAATCATTTTTAAGCAATTAAGTGAAATTGTGGCAACTTGAAATACAATACGTTGAAGGATTACGATAAAGTATTGTCGATCAATTAACAAAAATCAGTTGCTATCAAAGTTATTAATCTCTCGAATAGCTTGTTTATCAGCATTACATTTTTCAATGACATGCAATAGATGTTCGTTGTATTTAAGACTATCGCCAAAGGTCATTGGTTGAGGAGGCAAGTTCGGCTGACAACTAGTGAGTAAATTCTCGGGTATTGGTTGACTGACGAAGATTTTTCGCTCGGTTGTACAAGCTACCAGAAATAGGCAGAGGCACCAGCTGGTTAGCGCAATAATTCTCTTTGAGTTGACCATTAATCTGTTCCTGATTTTGTAGCGATTGCTGTTCTAAATACTGTTTATTTTTTTCATTGTCAGCGATAGTTTGATTATTTTTGATAATCATTTGTTGTAATTGACCTAATTTTTGCGTCAATTGACTGGTTTCATTTTGTGCTAATTGTTTAGCTTGCAGTAAATCGTTAATAATAAAAAACAATAACATAAATGCAAAAGCAATAGTGACGTTGGTTTTGTTCATATTAATCCTGGTAAATAAATAGTTTTGCCGTTTTGTTTTACTGCTGTAAGAACACGTCTGCGTTGGTTTGTGTGACTAAATTCAATATGAACCCATTGATTATACTCTTGGATAATTTTGTCAAATTCAACGCCAGCCATAATTAATCGTTGGCAAATTTGTTTTGGATTACCGTAGGCACACTGGAAATCAACTGCTAAACCTTTGGTATGAGCGCTGGTTTGTGACCCTCCCACCTTATTATTTAAAGCAGGGCAGCGATATCCCGATGAAATAATGATTGGATGAGCTAAAGCTTCTCTAACTGATTCTAATTTATTAGCTGTCAGATGAATATTTACCATTAAGTCATCTGGCACATGATTATCTATTTTTAGTCGAGTTGCTGTTATTGAACGAGTAAATTCTTCTAATGTGAAGTGCTCGGTTAATTTCATGACTCTTCATCTCCTTTGATATATATAACTCATCTTTTTTCCACAATTTTAATAAAGGTGGTTCCAGATAAACTCACTAGATCAGCTATATCGTTGGTAAGTTCAAATCACCTAATTGATAAAAGCCAATTTAATAAAAATAAATCTTTGGAGTTATTATTAATCAATAAATCAATTATTATAATAGACAATAGTTTGTAGTAAATGATTAGACAATTAGCTCTTTTATTTTGACTAAAATAAATTAGATTTGGACGTTTTAGTGGTTAATTAAAAATCTTAGTAATAGGTTTAATTTATAT